CGTACCGCCTGTACAGACAGCAGCACCACAGACGCTGCCGGGCATAAATATTGCTGTCCCGGGCACCGCTCCGTGGGAGGCCTAATACTATGTTTAATCTGCGGAGTTACCAGACGGATCTGATCAGCCGGATTGCCGCAGATTTTTCTTCGGGCGTTCAGCGTGTCTGTGCCGTTGCCCCGTGTGGGGCAGGAAAAACTGTTGTAGTTGGCTGGATGGCGGGAAAAACGGCACTGGTTAATAAACGGGTACTGTTCCTGGTTCATCGCCGGGAACTCATCGACCAGTCTGACCGCACTTTTACAGCAATGAATATCCGTCACGGTATCATTTCTGCCGGTGTACCTGCTGATTATGAATCATCTGTCCAGATCGGTTCCGTCCAAACAGTGGCGCGACGGCTTACCCGTATCCCGCCACCTGATTTCATCATTATCGATGAGGCACACCATGCGACAGCAGGAACGTGGAAGAAAATCATGGAGGCATTCCCTCAGGCGATGACGCTTGGTGTGACGGCTACACCTGCAAGGCTTGACGGCAACGGACTGGGAGATATTTTTCAATCTCTTGTTATGGGGCCGTCTGTAGATGAGCTGATCCAATGGGGGAATCTGTCCAAATATAACTATTATGCGCCGCCATCCAAGGCGGATATTAAATCAGTACGTATCCAATTCGGAGATTATGTGAAGTCCGAATTGGAACGTGCTGTAGACGATGATGCCCTCGTGGGGGATATTGTTGCTAATTATCAAAAGCTGGCAGACGGCCGGCAGACGGTCTGTTACTGCGTGTCTCGTAAGCACAGTGAGCACACGGCGGCAAAATTCCGGGCGGCCGGGATATCCGCAGCCCATGTGGACGGAGAAACACACAAGGCGGAAAGGGACAGGATTATTTCCGATTTCCGCCGCAAAAAACTCCGTGTTCTATGCAATGTGGATCTTTTGGGAGAAGGGTTTGATGTGCCGGGAATGGAAGCGGTGATTCTGGCGCGGCCGACAGCGTCCCTGACACTGTTTATCCAGCAGTCTATGCGTCCGCTTCGTCCCGATCCCGATAATCCTTCCAAGGTGGCCGTTATTATTGACCATGTGGGAAATTGCTTCCGTCATGGCCTTCCTAATGCGCCGCAAGAATGGACGCTGGACAGTAAACCTAAAAAGAAACGGATACGGGAAATATCTATGCATCAGTGTCCGAAATGTTATCAGGTGTGGATGACGGCACAGCGTACCTGTCCTTACTGCGGATATGTGCCGCCTGTGGCCGAGAGGAAAGTAAAAGAAGAAGCAGGAACGCTGGCGAAAATCGACAGCCTGGAACTGCTGGAGAAAAAGCGGAAGCGTCAAGAAGTCGGACGGGCCAGAAGTCGGCAGGATTTGGAAGATATCGCTCTCCGGCGGGGCTATAAATTTGGCTGGGTACGAAAGATGATGAAAATCAAAGGGATCCGGCAATCCGTTTAATTTCAATAATAGAGGTGATTATGATGACTGAGCATGAATTACAGAATTTAATTCGTTTACATATATCAGAAAACAAGCTGGGAACTATGTTTCGCGCTAATGTAGGCAGCGGATGGACGGGAACTGTACATAAAAGCAGCGCAAGATCAGTAACCATTTACGGAGCCCGGAGATTTTCTACAGGTTTACCGGCGGGGTTCCCTGATTTATTTGGGTTCCGTACAATCACTATTACCACGAATATGGTCGGGAAGGAAATAGCAGTCTTTTGCGGAATTGAAATTAAGAAACCGGACGGAAGGGTGCGCCCGGTACAGCAGAACATGCTTGACTATTTGCAGGAGCGGGGAGCCCGCGCGGGAATCGCCCGGTCCTGTGAAGATGCAGAACAGATTCTTTCCGGTAAACAGCTATGACGGAACTTGATTTTTTTGAAGAGATATACAAAGGATGCCATGGGTATGTGTATCTTTGGACAAAACAGGACAAGGCAACTCATTCATACCTGTTGGAACCCGGAGTCTCTAAAAAAATATGGAACATGGCGCGAATGCTTTCCGGCATGCGGAAGGATGTCTATTTTTCTTTGGGGACAACGGCCGATCCTCTTCCTGCTGATCTTCGCGCTAAGCAACAGAATGTCACATCTATTGCCTGCCTCTGGGTAGATATTGATATCGTGGACTCTGCGGCACATAAAGCAGGAAATCTTCCGAAATCCGTTGATGAAGCAATGGGGTTACTACCGGAAAAGTATCCACCGTCTATCATTGTGTCTTCCGGGCACGGGCTTCATGCTTACTGGCTGCTTAAAGAACCCGTTATAATCAACGACGAAAATCGGGCGGAAGTCATTAATACTGTCCGCAAGCTTCAGCAAATCATACGGAACAGTGCGGCGGCCAACGGCTGGAAAATTGACGCGACGGCTGATTTATCGCGTATACTCAGGGTGCCTTATACGTGGAATTTTAAGGATCCTGAAAATCCGGTGCTTTGTGAAGTGATTGAATACGCGGATCTTCGTTACCGTTATAAAGATTTTGCATCTTTACAGGTCGAAACACCTCAATTGCTTTCTGATCGCAAGCAAGGCTTTGAGCGGCGCAAAACAGACGGCAACTCTTTCATGATGCTGTCTAATTGTAAATTTCTGCAGCATTGCGAACTGGATGCCGATACCATCACTTATGACGAATGGGTCGCGGCTCTTTCCAATCTAGCGAGAGCTTCTGACGGACCGGCGGCATGCCATGAACTATCCAAAGCTGATCATAAACGATACAACGCAGAAAAGACTGATGCCAAGATTGCGGAAGTCCTTTCTAATATGAGTCCACGCACATGTGAGTATATACAGAAAACGCTCGGATTTAAACACTGTGAAAACTGTCCTGTTAAATGTCCATCCGGATGGGCACTGGCTAATATACCCCGTGCTATGGCTACATTGCGGGCGGTGACGACGCCAAACCCTGAAACGGTTTTTACCCCTGAAGTTATTGGAGCGCTTGCTCTGCTTCAGAAAGAGGCGCCTTTGGAATTCCAGAAACATAAGGCAAGGTTTAAAGGACATATCAATCTTAACGACTTATCCAAAATCATTGCCGAGGAACGCCGGAAAAGCTTTCACGTTGAGTCCTCATCTACGGAAAGGATATCTACATCTCAAGGAACATCTAAGGCGCCTAAAACGACGAAATCACTCATTCCTGATTGTCCGATAGACCTTCGGATACCTGCAGGTTTTTCTGTGGACGCCACCGGTGTGTGTGAATACCGCGAGCGGATGGACGGGGATGTGATCAGGAATCCGGCATCGGGTGTTCCGGTAGTTCTGACGTCACGGCTGTATAACATGGATACGGATACTGAAAAGGTCGAAATATGCTTCAAATATTATAACCAATGGCGCCGGACGGTACAGCCGCGGTCGACCGTATTTTCCAGCCGGAGCATCGTTAAGCTGTCTGACTGGGGACTTAATATTTCATCGGAAACGGCCAAGTACCTTGTGAAATACTTACAGCAAATGGAAGCCATGAACCAAGACAGAATCCCTTTGTGCTACAGCGTCTCCCGCCTGGGATGGCGTAAGCATTGTGAAGAATTTATCCTTCCGTCTAATACAGATTATCGGATTGAAATGGATGACGAGGGGGATATTACGGAAGCCATGCAGGCGACCGGAGAATTGTCACGCTGGTATCAGCTGGCCGGGGAAATCCGGAAGTATACCTTCGCCCGGTTCCTTATGGCAGCATCCTTCGCGGCGCCTCTACTGGGATTGTTCCGCCAGCGGAATTTCCTTCTGTATTTTTGGGGTACGTCCGGCGGTGGGAAGACGGCTGCCATGAAAATGGCCATGAGCGTATGGGGGAATCCTGACCGGATGATGACCAGTTTCCTCACGACCAAGGCCGGACTGGAACGCCGCTTATCCCTGCTCTCTGATTTTCCTGTTGCCATTAACGAGCGGCAGGTCGCAGGCCAGGGGCGTGACAAGCAGGACTATTTGGAATATGTAGTCTACATGCTGGAAGGCGGTAAAGGCAAGGGTCGCGCCAGCAAGACGGGCCTGCAGAAGACCGCTTACTGGCGAACCATCGGCATGGCCAACGGGGAAGAACCGCTTACCCGGGAAAATTCCGTCCGCGGCGTTAAGAACCGAATCCTTGAAATCAATACGTATCCTGTTCTTCCGGATGGACTTGCTAAACAGGTTCATCAAATGGACAGTTATGGATTAGCGGGCTTCCTGTACATTAAAGCGCTGCTTACAAACCGACCAGTGGCTGGCGAGGTGTGGAACCGTATCCGGCAGGACCTGTCTACGCGGTATACCGATTACAGCCCTGTCCATATAGACGCTGTAGCGCTTATTACGACGGCTGACGTGCTTGCAGGAATGTGGTTGTGGCATATGGATTTCCAGACAGCTTTATCACAGGCGGAATATATGAGTGGAGAAGTATTTAAATCCCTTCCGACGATCCATGAAATTTCCGATACAGACCGTGCGTGGGATTTTGTTCAAAACTGGATGGCTGCCAATACAGCCCATTTCGATAACGAAAGTTATAGCAGTATGCAGAAAACCGTTTCACCCCTCTATGGGTTTATCCGAGGAGGAAAGACCCACGTATTCCCCAACGCGTTGCGTGAGGCAATGGACAAGGACGGTATCAGCTACGAAAAGATGATTAAAGAATTTGCCACGGAAAAGAAAATAGAAACGTCCACAGGCGCCGATGGGTGGGTAAGAAATTTGAATGTTGTGAAATACCAGGGAAAAGCATGCCGTGTTATTACAATACTTAATTAATTTCTGTTACACGGGCTACACGTAAGCTACACGTAAATCCGAAAAACGTGTTACCCGATTTTTACCAGTGATTATCGAAAGAAAAGAGGTATAGATATGTTAGGTTACACGTGTTACACGTTAAATATATATAGTTGGTTGAAATATACCTACCTACCCTAAGGTGTAAGGAGGGTATAAGGGGGGGTCTATAAAAAACACATACCCTATTTGCGCTAACGTGTAACCTATTGTTAACCTTTGGTCACGACAGATTTTATCGGTGTTCCGAGAGACGGCTTGGGTCACACGTTAACGGGTAACCCATAAAAAATAGTTCAAATGTTCGGTAGCAGAGAGGTGTAACGCAACGATGAATTTCGATACAGAAAGATGGAAATTATTAAAAATCTGTGAGATGAATGCAAGACGGTCTTGTATTCCCGGTATTCAGAAAATGGCCGGTGAAATTTTTGTGGATCCCTGGCCGCAGTCGGATTCTGATATATGGTTGTCTATGTTTACTGAAGCTAAAGCTGTAAATATGAATCTCTGCAGTTATTTGTTCTTGGTTCGCGGTTGTGGAACTTATTTACAGGAGAATTCATCTTATGGATTAACAGGTAGCGGATGGCCATATTTGTTTAAGCCTTGTGTATCTTCTGATACATGGCCGTCCAAGAGTGTATTTCAGGAAATAATGAATGATATGTTTCGGCAGTTTAATGCCCAGCAGATTTACCGGGTAATGAAAAATGCATGGGATTTTCAAAAAAGCGTAAGTGATTAAAGAGGGGTGTTTCAGATTATGATGTTTGTGTTAGGTATGATTTTTGGTGCATGTATCGGGTTGTTGATTTGTTCTCTATGTGTGATTTCAGGCAGGGGTACATATGATGACCGTTAAAGAATTTCTGAATGATGTTCGGCGGCAGCATGCACGGGTAGAAGCTTGCAAAGAACGGCTGAAAGAAATTGAATGTGAAGTTATCTCTTTAAAATCTCCGCAATTAGGTGACAAAATACAATCAAATAACGTGAAATCACTTGATGAAGTAATCTGCAGGCTCGAATTGAAAAGAGCAGAAACATCACGGGAATTTATTCGTTTGATGGATATGCAGGACAAAGCAGAAACTCTGATTAGCTGTGAGAAAGACCATGACCGATGGTCGGTGTTATACCGCAGATATATGCTCAATCAGAAATGGGAAGAAATTGCGATGCAGATGTATTTTGATCTCCGTTGGGTATATCGAATTCATGGTGCAGCTTTACGTGATTTGGAATCCACGCCACTAAAAGCCACTATAGACATGTGATATAGTGTAGGTGTGAAAATTGGGATACGCCATTAAAAGAGCACATGTTCTTAAACGGCATGTGCTTTTTACTTCAAATAGCAGTATAGTTTTCAGCAATCTAAGTCAAGCAAAAAAAAGACAGGTTGATATTTGGTAAATAGTACTCTTTATAATTTTATAGATAAATGCTACACTGGGAATAAATCAAGTCTATGAAAGATTAAAGGGGGCATTATACATGGAAAGGATATTTTCTGTGAATCTGGCTGGGAAAGTTAAGAATTATTCTTTATCGAAAAGAAAAGCACTGATGCCTCTGTTTGAAGCTATTATTAACTCAATTAATGCAATTGATGAACGACGTATGCAAAATAAAAATAATAATTTTAAAGGTAGTATTATTATCCATGTAAAGAGATCCATGCAAGATAAACTTCCTGGTGTCGATAATGGGATAGCTGAAGTAGATGGTTTTGAAATTATAGATAATGGTTGTGGATTTAATGATGAAAACATGGAATCTTTTTTAGAATCAGATTCTATGCATAAAGTTGATATTGGCGGTAAAGGAATTGGCAGATTTTCATGGCTTAAGGCATTTAAGAAGGTAATCATTAATAGCGAATATGAAAATATCAATGGAAAGGGATTTATTAGGCGGTATTTTGATTTTAAAATTCAAAATACCGCTATTGAAGATAGAGTTGAAGATGTTTTGACTAGGGGAGAATATAAAACATCGGTGGTTCTTGATTCATATTTACATGGATGGAAAGAAAATGTTCCTAAAGAATTATCAGTGATTGCAATGAAAATAATCCATCATTGTTTTGGATATTTTCTTAACAATAATTGTCCGAGAATTTTGATTAAAGATGATAGTGAGTCTATTGTTTTGAACGAAGTGTTTAATAATAAATTTAAGAGGGAGCATACTCCTATTAAATTTAAAGTTAAAGATCGTGAATTTACACTTTTAAATTTTAAAATAGAAGAAGAGAATTTTGTGGGACATGAATTATATCGTTGCGCCCATAGTAGAGTAGTGGATACCAAGAATTTATCAAACTATATTGTTGATTTAAATAAGAACTTTTATAAGCATAATAAATATTGGTATATTGGTGTTTTAACCGGCGAGTATTTAAATGATACCGTAGATATGACACGACTATCATTTGATATCCCAGATAACGAGTCAACACTTATGGCAGATATTAGCTGGGCGGAAATTATGGAAAAAGTTATTTATGAAATAGAAAAGCATTTAGGAAATCATTTGGAAGTGATAAAAAAAGCGAAGTTAGATCATATCAAGCAGTTCATCACAAAGGATGCGCCACAATATAAACATTTGTTAAAATATATGAGACCAGATATAGAAAAAATTCATCCGGGTCTTACAACTGATAAAATGTATAAAGAGTTAGATCATGTGGCTCGGAAGTTTGAACAACAAATGAAACAAGAGCAAGATGCATTGATAAAAACATTAGAAAAATCTGATGTACTTCCGGATGATTACGAAGATTTATTTAAATCTGAAATTGAAAAGATAACAGAGGCAAATAGTTCGACTTTGGCGAAATATGTAATGCATAGAAATATAATTATACGGCTATTTGAGACTGGATTAAGGAAAACAGATACGGGGAAATTTAAAAAGGAAGAATATATCCATAATTTGATATATCCACAAAGAAAGACATCGGATGATATTAGTGAAGAAGCACATAATTTATGGCTTATAGATGAAAGACTTTCATATTGTAGTTATATCGCGTCAGATATTCCTTTTGATAAAGAAAAAGAGAGGCCAGATATTCTGTTTATGGATAGACCATTTGCGGTATCTGATAGTAGTGAAGAAGGAGTGTATGATTCTATAATAATTATTGAATTGAAACGACCAATGAGAAATAATTACACAAAAGATGAAAACCCCATCGATCAGCTTTATGGATATGTCAGGAAGATAAGAGACGGAAAGGCAGAAGATAGATACGGGCGTAAAATTAGAGTATCAGAAAGCACAAAATATTACCTGTACGCATTGTGTGATGATACATCACGGCTAAAAGAATACATAAGCAACTATGATTTTACTGTAATGCCGGACAACATGGGGTATTATACTTTTAATAAAGGATTACATGCATATTGCGAGATATTATCTTTTGATAAAATAATTGTAGATGCAAAAAAACGGAATAGGATATTATTTACTAAGCTCGGGATACATTAAGCGTTATCTAATAAAAAATGCATAATACTACACAAAAAAGCACTCATAACGGGTGCTTTTATATTGCCGGCGGGGCATGGGTCCTTCCAGAGCTTTATACAGATTGAGGTGCTCCGACAGCCCGAAAACATTTTAGCTACAAATTTTTATTCGTCCTTGTTAGTAAAAATAAAGTGGATGGGAGGTGATAAATTTGAAAGTTTCCAAGAATCTAAAGCTACTTACGACGACTCAATCAGAAATGGCAAGTATTATGGGAGTATCGCAGCAGAGAGTATCTCAGCTCATATCAGAAAATGTAATTTTGCGGGATAAAAATAATTCCGTTTTGGTCATCGAAAGCCTAAAGAATTATTACAAGTTAAAAACCAATTCGGACAACCCCGATGATATAGATTTTCAAAAAGAAAGAGCACTGCATGAAAAGACGAAAAGAGAAATTGCAGAGCTGAAACTGGCAAAAATGCAAAGAAGTGCTTATGCTGCGCGGACTGTTGAACTGGTTCTGACAGAAATGCTTTCAAATTTACGCACCCAGCTTCTGGGGATGCCGTCAAAGCTAGCGCCTATACTTGAAGATCTGAAAAAAGAGAAAATATATGGGATCCTTTCTAAAGAAATTGAAGAAAAACTGCTTGAATTATCCGAGTATGATCCAGAAATGTTTGCTGCCGACGAAATAGATGAGGGTGAAGACGATGAAGACAGCTCGTGAACTCTGGCAGTATATATCAAAAAACGGTTTAAAACCGCTGCCGAAGACTTCCGTTTCCAACTGGGCAGACAATCACAGAATGCTGTCATCTGGCATTTCCGCAGAGCCGGGAAAATGGAAAACATCACGAGCGCCGTATCAAAAAGACATTATGAACGCTTTTACGGAACCGGGTATCCATAGAGTAGTTGTAAAATCATCGTCACAAATCGGCAAATCTGACATGATGAACAACGTTATCGGAAGATTCGCTCATTTGGATCCGTGTGCTATCATGATGATCCAGCCTACCATTGATATGGCGCAGGATTATTCCAAGACGCGTATCGCGCCGATGATTAGGGATACAAAAGTGCTGAATAATCTCTTCTATGACGTGAAGTCCCGGGATGCTAACAATACAATTCTTTCCAAGGTCTTTCCCGGCGGGCGTCTTATTATGTGCGGGGCAAACAGTCCAGCGGGGCTGGCATCTCGCCCGATACGAATCCTACTTGCTGATGAAGTGGACAGGTTTCCAGATTCGGCAGGAACAGAGGGTGACCCTGTGGATCTGGCAGCTAAGCGTATGACGACGTTCTGGAACTCCTGCATGGGGCTGTTTTCGACGCCTACAAACGAGGGGTCATCCCGGATTGATGAGGAATACCTCGCGGGCACACAGGAGGAATGGCAGCATAAGTGCCCTAATTGCGGAGAGTATCACCTACTGCGGCATATAGACATGACCGTGGATTATAAAGAAATCAAAACACCGAGTGGTAAGAAAACGGTTATCGTTAATGATGTGAAATGGAGATGTCCGCATTGCGGGTTTTCTTTTTCTGAAAAGGAAATGAAACAGACCCCACAGAAATATATCAGCCGGAATGCAGACGCGTTGAAAAACGGCATACGTTCTTTTTTTGTGAATGGTTTTACGTCTCCATGGATGACATGGACAAGGATTATGCGGGAATGGCTTGAAGCAAAAGGAGATCCCGAAAGGGAAAAGGTAATTATGAATACTGTCTTCGGGGAATCCTACAAGCAGAAAGGAGCTTTTGAAGATGAACAGATATTTTTACGGCGCAGAGAATCTTATCGTGCCGAGCTGCCCAATGGAGTATTACTTTTAACAGCAGCGATCGATACGCAGGATAACCGGCTTGAATACGAAGTAGTCGGCTGGGGCAAGGAAGAAGAATGCTGGGGAATCCGTAAAGGAATCGTGTTAGGGGCGCCTAACCAAGACCGGACATGGAAAGAAATAGATAATATTTTAGATAAAACTTATCATTTTGCTGACGGCAAAGGTCTGAAAGTAGTCAGAACGTTTATTGATTCCGGCGGGCATTATACATCTGATGTCTATAATTACTGTCAAAAGAATTTCCACAAACAGCGATTTGCAATCAAGGGCCGTGGTGGTCCCGGTATTCCTTTGATTTATAAAATTGCCAAGGCAAATAACGCTAAGGCACCACTGATACTCTTAGGGGTCGATGACGGTAAGCAGCAGATTATGGACAGATTATCTATAGATAGTCCGGGACCTCTGTATTTCCATTTCCCGCAGGATGAAGGGATAAAAGAATTATCTAACCGAGGCTATGACGATCTGTATTTCAAGGGCATTATCTCAGAGCATAAAAAGGTCTACAAAAGAAACGGTGTACTCCGGGAAGTCTGGGAAACGACCAAGAATGTCCGGAACGAACCGCTTGATCTTAGAAATTACAACCTGGCATGTATGAAATCCCTTAAGCCAGATTGGGGTAAACTGGAGATGCTGGTCAACGGAATGTCAGAAACCGAGGTTAAAAGAGCGGTGGCAAAACCGCAAAAGAAAAAGGCAGTATATAGAGCTAAAAGACAGGTAAATATTTGGTAAAAGTACTCGGAAGGGTACTTTTTATATTGGATAGAAATATTTTCCCTCTTGACTTTTTGTAGTTAGCAACTATATAATGTAGTTAGCTACAAAAAAGGAGGCGAAGAAAATGGTAGCAGAAAAAAGTCGTGCCGATTATTTTCGTAAAAGAAGAAAACTGTATAAGCAATTTACTGTTTCTTTAAAGAAAGATAAGTTTGAGGCATTCGAGATTAAGTTGAAGGAAATGAAAAAAACTCGAACAGAATGGCTTAATGCGAAAATTGACGACGAATTAAAAAAATAAGATATCTGCTCTCCGTGGAAAGGTTGCAGATATCTTATCTCCCGAGGCAAAGCCTCCGTGAAATATTATATCATGGTGGGAACTTCTCTTTCAAACGAGAGGAGTTTTATTATGAACGAAATTATTCAAAAAATGAACCGGCTGACTATTGACAGTCGTGAAGTGGCAAGAATGGTGGAGAAAAGACATGCGGATTTGTTGAGAGATTTGGAAATGTATTCTGGGTATTTAAGTCAAAATCCAAAATTGGATTCAGTGATTTCTGGCAGGAATCATCGTATAAATTAACGAACGCAATTTTGCGTTCGTTAATTTACTATCTCTTGACTTTTTGCAAGGCATGAATTAGAATAAATGCAAGGCATAAAGTGAGGTGAAGAACATGAGCCCTAAAACTGGAAGACCTAAAACCGATAATCCAAATTCTAAAAATTTAACAGTTCGCATTAATGAGGATTTAGCGCTTCGTTTAGAAAAATACTGCGATCAGCATAATCTAACGAAAGGCGAAGTCGTTAGAATTGGTATCAAAAGGGTCTTAACAGAAAATGAATAAGACAACCACTGCTCCTGGAAAAGTTAGTGATTGCCTTATCTACACCGAGGCTATGCCTCATGAAATATTATATCATATGGTGTAGTCTCTTTCCAAAAGAAGGAGATTAAAATGCAAAACTTAATACCAAAAATCAATCTATTAACAATCGATAGTCGTGAAGTGGCAAGAATGATGGAGAAAAGGCATGCGGATTTATTGAGAGATTTGAACATTTTTAGTAACTATCTCTCCGATTCAATTGAACGCAAAATTGCGTTGAATGAATTTTGGCAGGAATCATCGTATAAGGATGGTAAAGGTGAAATTAGGAAGTGCTATCTCATCACGAAGAAAGGATGTGAATTTATTGCCCATAAAATGACAGGAAAGAAAGGGGCGATATTTACCGCCACTTACATTAACCGTTTTCATGCCATGGAAGAAGCCTTGAAGCACCCAAAGCCCAAACAGAGATGGTTGCCGCCGCAGATTCTCCGGTGCAAGTATTTCAACAGCGTCCCCTGTATGACACTGGCGGATTTGGAATTTGTGGCAGGATTTGATCATGCCACGGCTCTGTGGTCGCTCAAGCGGTATTACATACCCTATATTATGCTGACTAAGGAGACACTCCGCCAGTATCGGTATGAAAATAATCTACATACCTGCAACAGCCGCCTGATTATCTTGACCCAGGCATCCGTGGTGTCCTTGCTTAAAAAGACAGGACGGTATACGGCGGAAATTATTGAAAGGGTAAAACAGTATTTCTATTTAGCGGCAGAGCCTATCAGAGAAAAGCGGAAAGCAGTTCCTGAACTGGCTATTCGTCAGCTGTATATTTTAAGAAACACATTGCCGTATATGACGAATAAGGAAGAAAGGAATCTGGCGGCCAAGTATATCGTGGACAGACTGATGGAACTGGATTTACTCAGGCCGTCCGATTATCCGGGGGAGAATCTCTACGATACGGATATTAATTCCGTGGGAGGGTGGAATGTAGACACCCGCATTCAGAATGCCCACTATATGTTGGATAAAGGTATGCAGGTGACAAGACAAAGTTTGTTTGATTTTCAAGATCAGCTATTGGCAGAAGCCAGAGCAAGCATAAAATAGTTTTTTAATAAAAGCACTCGAAAGGGTGCTTTTTGATTGAAAAAAGAAAACCCCTGGTTAGACCAGGGGTTCAGTTGAGCTTTAGCGTTGAGTCTTTAATATAAAAAAGCCTCCTAAGTATTAATATAAAATTG